GATGGTCAAGAACGAGTTGGCAACGTCAGCGTCGATGCTCGAAGCAAGCTGCGAGATACGTGGCTTCAGAACGCGCTCTGCGAAATCGTCCAACTGCATGGTCAATTCAGCAGTGGTGAAGTTGACGCCGATGTGCTTCTGGTTGGCAACGGTCAGAGTTGTGAACTGCTCGTTGTCGTCCTGTACCTGAAGGGCTGCGCCATCAGTTACAAGTGCGCGGTCTGGAAGACGGATACGCAGGGTTGAACCAATTTTAGCACCTTCAACAGCAAAGCTGTCGTCGTACTGACGGTTTACGTTACGTGTAAGAACAAGGTTGTTTTCGAGAATCTCAAGCGCCTTGCGCGTGATCATGTCGATTGTTAAAATCGAGTTACTCATGGAAATAATCCTAAATTATCGGTTGCGTTGTGCCTCGTACTTCTTGATCTGCCGTTGCCGTTCTGCCTCAATCCAATCTGACGTACTCATGGACTTTACGGCCCGTGGGTCTGTCGTATCAAATGTCGGCGCACCAGAGGTGCGGGCAGTGACAGGTGCAATCGGTGCCGGGGCGTTGGAGGTTTTTTTGAACGTAGGTTCGGCTGTAAGCCGCGCCTCGATCATACCAATTTCCCTAGCTTGCAAAATGGGGTCCATACGCGAAATACGCTGGGCGTCTTTTTGGTTAAGCCCTAAGTGATAAATCACGTCGGGACCAATATCGGACGCTTGTATTGCTAGTGCCATCGCGTCGGTGATCGGAAGGCTGGGGTTATAGGCGACTTGTTCAAAGTCGTCATATTTGTCCCGCGCCGCCTCTTCACGTTCGTGATAAGACTCTAGCATTGCACGTTGCTGGCTGTCCTTTTCACGGCGTGCCAGCAGTTCTTCGGCTTTACGTTCGGCCAAAACCTCTGCGTAATCCTCGTAAGTCTCAAATTGATCAGGGGTAATGTCGTGGATCGGCTGCTGCCGCGCCTGCATTTCCTCTGCTCTTTGAGCCTGTTCGCGTTCCCATTTACGCTGCTCTCTTGCGAGTCGTTTGCCTACAATGGCGTCCAAGTCTTCTTGTGTGAAGGTCTTGGGTGCTTCCTGATCAGCAGACTGCTCTTCCGGCGTCGTGTTTTCTACAGGCTCGATTGCTGCCGTGGCTTCGAGTTCTGGCGCGGAGGCATCCGCTTCGGTAAAGACATTATCGTCCATGTTTAACCCTTAGAGAGTTCCTGATGATCCGCATCAGTACGGTTGGTGGCTAGACTACATCATTTGATGCAGTCTGGCAATCTAGTTAAAAATCGCAGACTAAACGCGCTTCCCAAGTAAAGTTGTTAGGTGATGTGCCTGTCCAAGAAGCGGTAAAATTCGTGGCGTCAGGAGCCGTCACATAGATCGGGCTTGTGTAACCTGCGTTATATGCCGAACAAGCAATAACGCTTCCGTTTGCAATGGGGGCCGCGGCTAAACCATGTGCGATGGTGGCTCCACTGGTGCCAGCAGACACATATCCGCTATTTTTGCTAACATACCCATAGTTATTTTTAACGGCGTTACCTGAAAAATTCCCGCCTTGCCCCGTCACACCGGGGTTAATTGCGGCGTTTCCAGAGAGAGAAAACCGGTTACCCATCCACAGGCCGCCCGATCCAGCGTCATGCGTAATATCCTGCGTGGTGGAGTTGATAAACGTGTTACCAATATATTTTGCTCCTTGGCTTGCCGCCTTAATGCCAATCGTGCAACCAACAAAAGTATTGCCATCTAAATAAGTCGCCGCGGGCGTTCCTGTCGTTGCATCAAAAACACCTATTGCAGCGGACGAAATTGTGGAGTCCCGAAGCGTGGTGGTGGTAGATGTGTCTTTTATTTCAAGACCTTTAGACCCAACGCGAACCGCGTTGAACGCAATCTGCAAACCTGTAAGTGTATTTCCGCTGGCAGTGCCGTAGACTTGCACACCGATAAGACCCGTTACGTTAGTACCAGCTACATAAGTTTTACCGTAGGTCTTACCCTGCGATGTCCCAATGGAAATACCAATTTCGGTAAAGCCTTCAAAATGACATTCGCCAATAGACCAGTTGGTTGCCGTTGGTTGGATAATAAGTCCGCGCATACCGCCGTCTGAAAGCAGATTGTGGCCCCGAAATAGCGTGCTGTCGATTACATAGTTTGAACCAGTTTGCGGATTGTTAGAGTAACAAGCAATTAGTTCGTTTGCGTAACTTGTTGCAGTTCCATCGCCTATGACAAACGAATGTAGGTACGCGCCGAATACTTTGCAGCTATCAAGGACCACATCCGACGTATTGACAACAAATCCGCTCCCGCCCGTGTTAGCGGCGTCTACGCCAACGATGCCGATATTCTGAGCAGTTTGCCAGCCAGCTACTGTTTTATTGAATACGACGCAGTTATTTGCGTGCTTCTTAATAAGAACAGGGCCGTATTGTGCATTGTTGCCGTCGCGGACGCCGATTGTTTCGCCGTACAAGCTGACTTTAGCCGGAACAGTAATGGTGTTTGTGACGACATATTCTCCAACGGGAAAATATACCGCGCCGCCATAGACAGCCGCGCCAGCAGCGTTAATCGCAGCTTGTATAGCTGCGGTGTCGTTTGCAATTCCGTTACCTACAGCGCCGTAATCAAGCACGTTGAAAGGTGCGCCGTTAACCATGGAGTATGTTGCTTTTGTTAGCGACATTCGGAGTGTTCCTAAATCAAGATGTTAAATACGTTGCTGAGAAATACAATCTTGTTGTAGCGGCAACAGCAGTTGAAGCATATAAAGTTGTACCGCTGCCAACTACCAAGGATGTAGCATCGACGCTTGTATTGGTTAGCCCGCCAGCAAACACTGATGGGCTTCCCGGTATTGTGGTATATGGAAGCCCGGCGCATAACACTCCGCCTGAAGAAACTGCTACGGAAGTCGATCCAACAATTTCGCCAATAATAGTGACTTGACGGCCAATTTTTGTGTATTTTCCAGTAGCAGAATATGTCCCAATAACAGTCAATCCAGCCCCTTGAGTTGGCGTCCAATCACCTTCCTCATAGTCATTCAGCAATTCGCTGGTCATGCCAGCCCCGTGGCTGTTTGCGCTAAAGTCGATGCCTTTGGCAGCAGTGCCGATTACGACGTTGCCCGTACCAACAGTTACATCGGATGCCCCCACGGACAGCCGGTTTGTGCTACTGCCTTGTGTGCGTATAACTACATCTTTGCCCGCGGATCCTTGGATAATTGCAACGCCAGTATCCCAAGTTAACTGACCAAAGCTTGTACCAAAATTTACCGTGTCGCCTTGGATATTACCGGAAGCAGTAAGTGAAGATGCGTTGACAGCGCGGCCCGCAGTCAGATTAGCGACAGATACTTTTACAGTTGATCCGCTCTGCACAATCGGCAAAACTTCAGTCCCTACAAGTGGTGTTGCCGCTCCGGTGAGGGCTGAGATTTTTTTATCTGCCATTTCAAATCCTTACGAAAGTGTCAAAGATGTAGAGCGGGTCACTCCATCTGACCCTCTTACTTTGATTTTTAATTGCGTGTTGCTGGTCAATTCAAAAGCAAGTGTTTTATTATCACTTAGTGTTGGCGCTGTTGAGTTCACTGTTTGAATTAAGTTGCCATTGTCATCCAATTGCATCTTGAGAACAAAAGGAATGGTGTTTCCTGCGGTACCAGCCCCAGCGGAATACCAACTAAAAATTTGGTTGTCGATACCAAACCTACTGGCTTTATCGCCAGTTTTTGTGTATTTCCAAGTTGTTGCGTCCGTAGCGTAAGCGTTCCAACTAAGGTTCAATTGTTCAGCGCCTAATTGATAACTGGAAATTGCCCCGCCACCAGTAAAATCAATCGCTTTGTAGTCTGAACCCCATCCAACTTGAGGCATTTCGCCAATGCCAACATTGACACCATCTGAGCAAAACTCGCCGTCGATAAATGTACTGCTAGCAAGGTTTGCGCCTACGTAATTTGCGCCCGCGTTTTGAAACAGATTTGCTGCAATATTCCAGTTAAAGCAAGTGGCGTTTAAGCTAATCCCTATTCCAGCGCCGCCAGAATGTTTATATATTGCGTTCCCTTTTATGGAAACGCCGGAAGCGCCTGCGCTGCCCGCAGCAATGCAAGTAATTGGCGTAGTACGGTCGTCAAAGAAATTGCCTTCGATTACAACGCCGGCAGCAGAACCTTGGATAAACACGTCGTTTGTCGTGTTACCTTCAAAATAGTTACCTTGAATGACAAAGCCCGCGCAGCCTTCAATCTTATACCCATATTTCCACGAAGAAACATCAATGCCGGAACATAGGTTTGCAGTCCCGAAAGAAGACAAAATACCCGTTCCAACCGTTGCATCGGTTGACTCAAATCGGCCACCATAGATGCTGTTTTTATTTGCTTGGTCGTTAAATTCAAGACCGTTAAGCGCCTTGACAACAAGATCATAAAAAGTGTTATCCCAAGACCACTCAAGGTACAAACCAAGCGTGATTAGGTTGCTTGGGTCTTGAATACGTATATTTTTGAAAGAGCAATCAATCGCAGATTGCATATCTAACGCAACTGTAAGCGCAGCGTTTGTTGAAATGACCAAACTTTCAAATCGGATCATGCGTGCAAATGTTGTATGCGTTGGATCGCCAAGACGAAATCCGTAAGCCCCGCCCGTAAACATAATGGTTGGGTTACCAAGCCCTCGGAAAGTTAGGTAGTTCCGATTGGCAATCAAAATTGGGTCGGTAAGATATGTTCCCTCGGGGAACAGAATTTCTTGGGTGCCGCTAGCAATTGCCGCTTGAATAGCTGCCGTATCGTCGGCCACACCATCGCCAACCGCGCCAAAGTCCTTGACCGAAACGGATTGTGCTAGTTTATCTTCAACCGTAGTGGCGACCGCGCCCGCAAACGGTGGGTCGTATACCACAATATCAGCGTTGACAGAGCCAGTGGTTGTTTGGATCGCGGTAGTAAACTTGACTTCGCCGCCTACGTGTACGCCAGACGTAAACGTAACAGTGTTGCTGTCGGTTTCCAGATAGCTGTCGCCGACATACTGGTTCACGCCGTCAATGTAGACCGACAACGAGTTCGTGCCGGGCGTATAGTTGATCGTCGAAAGGTTGAACACGGTCTGGCCGGCGGTAGCCGTGATGACTTCTTCCTGCACCGTGTAGTTGACGAAGTTCGAGTTGACGCCAGTGATGTTGTCGTAAGTGCCAAGCAGGATGCCTGTCGCTGTCTCGATGACAAACTTATAGACCAGACCGTCAGTCAGCCAAATCTCACCGCCCGGTACGCGTCCTGCGCTATCCAATATGATAGGGTTGCTGTGCGGCGTAGTGCCAGACGCGCTAGTGTAGGATGCCTGCGGCGTAGTCGTGCCGGCTGCGTAGGTATAAATCTTGCCGCCCGACAGGATAACGCCGTTGTTATCAAAGAACTGCGCTGCAAAGCCGCCGATGGGTGAGGGGGTTACTGACATGTAAATATTACTCCAGCAGCAACAACCCGCCGTCCTCTTGGACGAGGTTGTCACCAATTTCGGTTAGCAGATTGCCCTGAACGGTCGCGTCTGCGTAGCCCGACAGAAAGCTGATGATGCTTCCTAAGCCTAAAGAGATACCGTTACGAAGCGCGCCGCCGAAGCCCATGTATCAGTTCCGGTTAATCGGCTTGGCGTACACCGTACCACCTGTGGACACCTGAATGGCGCTCACGCGCCAAGGAGCGCCGTTCGTGTTGACAGTCAGCACAAAAGGAATTGGCGTAAAAGGTGGGATTGGCGTGCTGGCAGTCGTAGCAACAGCGCCGACGCCTACTTCGACGTAGCAAGCCTGATCCGACCAGACCACAACGCCTTGCGCGCCGGGAGGCCATGTGGACGTGTTACCAGCAGTGCCGGTATACGCCACGCTGTATGCAGGATAATCAGCTTTGCTTAGTGGGTTTAAGAGTTCCATAGCGCGTCCTTATGCGAGAAATTTCAGTTTATACAGCGTGCTGTAATACAGGCCAAAAATCTCGTCGATAATGTTTTGGAGTGGGGTACACTCCTTATCGACGACTTTATACCGCATTTCCTCAAGTTCGTCTACCTGACCTTCAAGAAACTCGACAATGTTGTTAGTCTTCTTAGCTGACATAAGCGAAATAGGACCGATTAGGCCATATTTTCCTTGGTACGCTTCGGCAAATTTGTCAGCTAAATCAATGACTTCGTCGTAAAACTCGTTCAAAGCAGAGTGTTTGGAAAAGCTGCGCGTGTTCAGGTGCGTCGAGTGAGCCACATCGCGCGCAAGAAACAGTGTACCTATAAAATCAGCGCAACTCATTACATCATTCCTTCAGGGGCTTGTTCTTGCATTTCCATCGGCATCTCAGGCTGCTCACCCATCTCTGGGGCTTGCTGCATCTGTTCTTCCATCTGCGGTACTTCGCGCATTTCAGGTGAACCGCCGATCAAGTCGCCTGTATCCAGCGCGCCTGCAATCGTACCCATGACAATATCCTGAATTTGCTCAGGTGTCATGCTATTTTGTACAGCAGAGATACGCTTGGTTTCGGCTTCGTAAGCCTGCACTTCAGCTTTGTACCTGTCGATGGAGATTTTCTGCTGTTCTGCGCTATCTTGAATGTTCTCCATGATGTCAGAGACGCGGTTGAGTTCTTGCGACAAGGCTTCGATCTGTTGCTTGGCAGCCATGATTTCAGGCGATTGATCGCCTTCTTCCAAGACTTTCGGGTCAAGGATTTTCTTAAACCGCTTCGCCATTTCCTGCGCTCCGGGCCAATCCATGTTCTTGATGAACAGATCGCCAGCCACGGTCCAAAGCTGCGGGTTGGATTGCAAAATCATCGACATGGCGTCGAGTGCTTCTTGACGCTTGGTCATGTAGCCGGGGCCAGTTGTGACCATAACGTCGTATGTGCCGACTGACGGGTTGTAGATTTTCTCAATCAAACCGCCATTTTGGTCACGAATTTCCCTGACAGGCTCTGGCTGCGTAGGGTCGATCTTGACCATGCTGACTTCGCCATCAACGCCGATGATGCGCGCGATGCGCTGTGTGTCGTAAATCTTAGGGATAATATCGACAAGCTGGCGGGTGATGTGACGGATCGCACGGGCAAGGTTATCAACATAGTGATACGTACCAACATCGCCCTGCTTTTCGCGTGCGACGATGGCTTTTGCAGACCGTTCGTTGCCTTGTTGGCCCAATGAGGCGTCATACTGACCGGTGGTGGACTTGATGTCCTCACCAGCGCCCATTTTAGCCTGTATCAGCCCTGTTTGCGGCAGCGGTGGGGCTGCACGCTGCGGAAGCGGCAATACGTTCCCAGCGCCGTCTGTAACGTCTGGGTTGACTTCCAAATACGGCCAGTTGGTCGTGTTGGCAGTCTTCCACTGGTTCTCATAACCTTCGAACTGACCGCCATAGGCAATAAACGGTGCTTTTGGTGCCAGCGCCAGCATTTCTGCTTCTTGGCTGGTCCAGTAGTTGTACATGCGCTGTGCGTCTTTGGCGTTACGCACCAGACCGGACACGTAAATCTGGCCCTGAACCTCAAATTCGTTGCCTACGACGCGCACGACAGGGATATACTTGCCCGGCCACTCGCGTTCGTCCAGCACGTCATAGCCATTGGTCTTCATCCACATGACTTTTTTGCGGTCTACTTCGCGTGTGCGGACAGGCTTGCCGTACATAGCGCGCAGTTGCTTATCCATCGGCGTATCTTTGAACGCCGTGACGTTGTCTGGATACAGGTTCAGCGTCTCGCGCTTGCGCTTATAGTAGAAATACTCCGCGACGCGGATAGTGTCTTCGTCCAGCCATGCCGACATGCTTTCATCACCGACAGCGGTTGACAGGATCGACGAGATGGGTGTCGCGTCTGGAAACTCGCGCTCATACTCGTCTTTGGTCATATCCTGCGTGACAAAGCACCATTCAGCGTCTGCACCGCATGGGTCTTGGATCGTTGGGTCCATATAAACGCTGAACGCGTTGCGGACACGCGCGATGCGAATGTCTTGGTCAAAACTCTCTTCGTTGCAATACTCAGTCAACAGGCGGATATAGCCTTCGCCGTATGTGACTTGGTTGTCGCAGGCTGTGTCGTAGGCTACGTCCGCATCGGACATATACTCGATGTGCCGCACGACGCCGTCGAAAATCGCTGCCACTTCAATGTCAGCATTGTCATCAACAGGGATTACCTTACCGGCAGGCCGGTTTTGACGCTGTTCGTTCGTCACCTGACGGACGTGCTGCGGCAATTTGTTAATTGTCAAGCATGGACGTGCGTTAATTGTCTGCCCTTGGACGCTTCCGCGAGTCGCCAGCACGTCAGCAGGCCACTGCCACTGGTTGTCAGGGCTGCCTGCCATAAACCGCAGGTCGTCCAATTCGTCTTCACGGCTGTCAGAGTACGCAGCCTGCGCCATTTGCAGGCGCGACCGCATGGTTGCCATTACATCAGGGTCACCGCGGGTGTTCGCTGGATCGCTACCGATGTCAGCTACATCGCCTACCTTGTTAATACCTGTCGCATCAGCCATTGTGGTTACTTTTTACCTTTTTTAGCGGCTTCACGCTTTACGCTGTACGCGATTGCGACCGCCTGTTTGACAGGTTTTCCGGCTTTTACCTCGGCCTTAATGTTCTTGCGGAACGCGGCTTTGCCTGTCGATTTAATCAGAGGCATGATTATTTCTTCTTTTTTGCCATCGGCGTAGGCTTCATACGCACGGTATTGCTGATAACTTGTTGTTTAGCAGGCATTTTAACTGCTGGGCGTCCGCCGCTGGGGTTTGTTGTGCCTTCTTTTGGCATGGGCGACTTCAGACGCTCGCGGAGCATCTCTGCCATGCGCTCGTTCTTCACAGTACCTGTCTTATACAGGGCTTTAGTGTATTTATTAGCTGGCATTTACTTACCCTTCTTAGCTGGTTTTTTAGCGGTTTTGGCGCTCTCTTTGAACGCTTTGGCTGTTGGTGCGCCTTTAGCGCCGGGTTTACGCATCTTTTCGCCTGATCCAGCCGCTATGCGGGCCTTTTTAGCGTGAATTGCAGCATATAACCCTTTGGGCTTTGTCATTTGTACGCCCCTACAGAAAGATTAAGTTCCTCGTCACCAAGAAACTGTGCAACATCGGCACAAAGTGCGTAAAAATCATCCAATTTAAAATCAGACTTCATGCGGTTTATTGCTTGGCATACCAGAATTGTGTTGGAAGGGGTATACCCTATGTTGCTGTCAATTCGTTCAATGGAAACAGTGTTGAGTTTACCTGCCTCAAGCGTCATAAGGCGCCCGCTATACGCGCAAAAGTTTTTTTGCGTGTTCCAACATTCAACAATATCATTAATAGTCAATGAAAATGCTTGTTGGCGTTTAGCCGCAGATTTTTTTGCGTTTTGCAAAAATATTTTAGCGCGTCCTTCAATAGTAGAATTTACTTTAGCCCGCGCGCGCTTGTTCCCCTCTGTGCAGCAAACTTTGCACCAACTATGAAGGCCGTCAAATGTCTGACCATGCTTAAAAAAATCTGTGGTTGATTTTGGCTGTTTGCAGCAGAAGCACGTCTTCATGAGCAATTCCACCTTTTCAAACTAGCTTTGGCGCGTTCGCCGTTCTTTGCCTTGGCTGCAACAGCCCCCATGCGGGCGCAGAACGACGCTTTGCGTCCTGCGTCAGCCTTTGTCTTCGGGTTGGGCGCTGGAGCCTTCAATTTGCTGCCTGTTGCAGCGTTATACTTTGCTCTACCAGCGGCTGTCAGCCCTGCACCCTTAGATACAGGCAGCTTTTCACCCCGGCCTACGGACAACGACACAGATTTTTTCTTGTCTGCCATTAACTGCCCATCCAGCTTGTAGATACTCCGGCGGGAGAATACCCGCTTGAGGAGCGTCC